CCTGTATATACTTCTTTACATCTTCACCCATTTTTTATATTATTATATTATTATTTTTAAATGACGTATAATATAAATGTGGATGCTCTTGTGTCGACCCATTACAATACCAGTAACTAAAGTTTCTGACCAAACTATGATCAGTACCGATAAGTGTCGAATAGTAACGGTATCCCCTACCGATAATCAAAATAGATACGTCATTGATATAGTTGATGATGCACCCGAAATTCTTATAAAACCGGATAAGGAATAAATGTAAGTATATATAAATGCCGTCAACACCTTTCGTCAATAGTAGTATACGGTCAACTATACCTAACCCATGTGAAGGTATTCAGCATATACTCATTAAGGTAATATACGAAAACGATCGCGGGCGGGGTCCTGTTCAAAGCATCGAAGCATACGCGTCCCCTATATTTTCATTCAATTATAACGCATCGTATCTTAACCGTAACGATATGTTACCGACGCCCGAGGATGGTACTATCCGACCAATATCCATGTTTAATTATAATCGAGGGTTATGGAGTGATACTCAAAACGTGCTCGTTATTAAAGATTATATTTTCAGACACGACTCTGTCTGCTCACCCACCACTTATTATACGCGATTACGGGATTTCCTAACACACATTCGCGAAATATACAATTACGACGGGGCGATTACGGGAACGGATTGGTTATGTCGGCCACCGTTATTACCGGAACCTACATACGATAGAGATGTAACATTACGAAGTGTTTCAAGAACCGTTATGGAACTTATTGATAAAAACTCGGAAAATTTACCCGAAGGTGATTATTTGAAGATGTGTGATGAACTTAAAAAGATACGTGATTTATAGAGTAGTATGATATGTCGGCTCTCAATAGTCTTAAGAAATATCTAAAAGGTAAGGGGCAGGAAATAAATGATGAATGGTATGTCAAAATAGAAACACGAAAATCGGGTAAATCTGTGGGTATGACCGATAACTATTACTTTTCACCGGAAGGTAAACGATTCCGGTCCATGATCGAGGTGTATAGATTTCTAACGACGGGTGATAAATTTGAGCGCGATGAAAAAACAAAATGTTTGAAAATTAATAAAGAAAATAACGATGAAATAATGGATGATTTATGTGAACTTGTATCGGATATGTACATAAATGATAACATTAAAAATCTACACGATACAAATTCAAGTATGTTTCGAAAATTGAAAAAAGATTCGATTAACTTTATAGATTGTAAATTACAAAAAACAAAAATTCAAAATATGAGCGAGAAATATAGTATTACAATTCCAAAGGATACACCGGAAGAGAATATAATACACTATTCGAAAGCGAATGCCGCCAATTTAGTAAAAAACTTTTTTAGAACTGCTCCATCGTGTTTGGGATGTGGTGCTAAGAAAAATGAAATACAAAGTGGAGGTAAAAAATGTATTTTAACGCATGCACATACTATCAAATCTCGACCCGAAATTTTAAAAATTGCTGTCTCAGAATCACGAACGGAAGAAGGATATCAAACACATGTAATATTGAGGAAGTTTATAGAATTACATAAACAGTACCCCGTCGCAACGTTGTGTTGGGAGTGTCATCATACGCTTGGTTAAAGATTAATTTATTAAACTATATATAATGACTACCTATAACCAAAAACCATGTGAATTTAAATACAAAATCGACTCGTGTTCGAAAGTCGTTGACGGTGATACCGTTGACGTTCTTATCGATTTGGGGTTTGATGTACTCATTCGCCAACGCGTACGATTGCTCGGTATCGATACCGAAGAATCGCGAACGCGTGATTTGACCGAAAAGGTTTATGGGAAACATGCCAAGAAGAAACTTGCCGGGTGGGTGACGAAAGCTGTCGAGTGTGATAAGGACGACATCGAGATTGAATTGAGATGTCCCGAACGCGACTCGGTCGGTAAATACGGACGCGCACTCGGTGAACTTTGGGTTCACGAAGATGGGATTTGGACGAACGTGAACAAATGGATGTGTGAACAAGGCTACGCCGTACCATATGTCGGACAAAACAAAGACGATGTTAAGCAACACCACATGTTACACCGAAAAATGTTATCTGATCGAGGTGAACTCATCATTGACGAAACTGGGAAGTTTTTGTCGTCTTAAACTAAATTAATTATATAAAGTATACTATATGGAAAAATACCTGAGACGCATTTTAAACATAATTGATGATAATAAACATAAAATACGGGATGGTGATTATATCGAGATGTGCAATAATTTACATAAAATAAGAAAAATTAATGCGCGTGAACGGAGTCAAAAGTGTTTTCGTACGATTATTAAATTAGTGAAATGTACCATTATTACAAAAATTGGTTTAAAAATATTATTCAATAAAAGAAGAGGAAATGACGACGAATGAATATTATAACGTCGTTATAAACCCGGATGATATACCCGTGATAGGTATAGATAATACGGCTGAAAGACCTCCACCATTACCAGAACCAGAACCAGAACCGGAACAAATTCGAGCGAGAAATATAGATGTAAGAAGTGTTAAAATACGTGGTGTGTATAAATTTATGCATTTTATTATGCTTTTTACGACAATAATGGGTACTATTATGATATCGGATAATTATCAGTCACTTATGGATACATTTATGTCTGCAATATCATACGTTTCAGTCCTAGAAAATAAGATTGATATTTTAAAAATACATACATTTTATCTTTCGGTGTGTTTTACTTTGGCGACGTATAATTTATATTTCGAATATATTATATATTATTTCGTATATAGTCTTTTAAATGTATGTACACTTGTACATCTAGCATTCGATCGACGCGATTATTATATAAGTCAGTTAATATCTGTATTTCCGAATCCATAAATTACATACCCATTTTTCACCTGATTTAACGGGTGCGCCACCATGTAACGCTTTTTTAGTTATACATTCGTAATTGTTTAATGTATTAAAGAACAAAGCGTCACCCTTTTCTAAACGGTACCGCTTATTTATATTTGGAAATTCTGTTTCACCACCTTCATACTCGTCATTCAAGGCAATTATGAATGTGTACATGCGTTTATTTTTATCATTTGGAAAACAATCTTGGTGTGGTTTATAAAAACCACCCGGTTTATATCTAAGAACTTGTAAATCTTCACAATTACGAAAAGGTCGATCCGTCATTGATACACAATTACGTATAAGTTTATTAACAACGGGATCTTCTGATGCTTTTAACCACGCCGTTTCACTTTTACGTATTTTTTCATCTATATCACGACTTTTAGATACCGTAGACGTTTCTAATTTTTTAGACGCAATGTCTTGTATATGTTTACACTCATCTTCACTTAATACACTTTTTAGTACTCTGGGTTTTTCATATATGGGTATGAAAAACCATATAATAAGTAAAAACGATACAAATAATATAACTTTGTTCATTTTCTATTATACAACAATAATATTATTCTTCAATAAATATTGGGGTGGACACAAAAGTAAGTTTACTATTATATCTGTATATCTTCCAAATACAGTATCGTAATGAATAATAAATGCTACAAACCAAAAGTAAAGTGAGACGAGGTAGTGTAATTTAGGCATACCAAATGTACTTTTAATTACACTTATGATTAAGTTTACATCCATATACTTTTTATCATGAATACTCGATTTATAAATGATAACTATGGATAAAAAATTGAATACGAGTTCCATGTAATCGAAACCACCTTTTAGTACGTACCCCAATCGTATAAGATCTACATGTCTGGATATATAAACAAGTTTATACATGGTTTCATTTCTATGTAAATGGTAAAATACACTCGATACACTACCAAAATTCTCTAAAATCATAAATGGAAAAAGTGATGTAATTGCCGAAGCTATTTCTATTAATTTCATTTATGATGTAAACGACTCTATTCTTAAAGTGCACGTAACAATATATAATAGGGTATCGTACAGTTGTACCTATTTCGTATTTTTGCTATGACATTATTCGAATAATCAGCTAATGCGTGAACGGTACGCAATATCTCCTTCGTTTTAGTTGGATCGATCATCCATTGACGGAGTAAATCACCACACGTATCGGAAAACATTCCGTATATATTCCGTATATCCTCTAGTTTACATTTATGTTTATCACGTCTTTGAAGTTCCTTCTTAAATTCTTCGTCGGATATAATTTTTATTAAATAGTCTACACGTAAACGTAGATTATCATCGTCGCCAATACCGTCGTACCTATATATGATATCTCTATCCAATAGAGTAAGTTTATAACTCAGGTCTAATATATGTACATCCGCTTCGTTTGCTTCAAGTTCTGCGAACGTGGGACGTCCACCACATGGAATATCACCATGTTCCCTTGAACGTTTCTTGAATTCAAAGTAATGAGGGTTATGTACACGACCGGTTTCTATACGCCCCGAACGCCAATCAAATGCGGTATGACACTCGGTACACCACATTTGTGCACACCCATCTATTTTGTGTATCATTGTACCACATTTAGGACATGGTTTAGTATCTTTGTTTATGAGTTTCATAGTTTCAACTGTTTTGGTATCACAAACGTGATCAGAATC